ACCATTCTATGCTCAGTATGGTATCCCTGCCCAAATGTCAGTTATTCAGCAGATATTACCTACTTACTACGTTGCTAATACACAGAGTTTATTTTCTCAATATTTCTCTAATTTGCAGATTTCGCAGACAACAGATGCCACGCCAACATATAATATTAATGTATTGACTAATTCAGGCTCCAGAATAATTACACAGGTGGCAACATGAGTTTACCAACAATTATCACGTCTGCAGGTTTGCAACCTCAAGATCCTACCGTATTGAGGAATCAGCTTATTGCGTCTGTTGCTTCTCAAGTACCTGGATATACTGCTGATTTGCCTGGATCATTGATAGAAGATATTTCATCAACAGATGTTGGCGCGCTTGTTATTTGTGATCAGGCTAGAGTTGATCTAGTTAACTCGCTAACACCATATGGCGCAAACGATCAATTACTGTTGCAATTAGGTAATGTTTATGGCGTCCCATTAAACAACACGACCAATACAAGCGTATATGTTGTATTTTCCAGTACGGCAATCGGATATTCTATACCATCAGGATTCGTTGTATCTGATGGAACGTACCAATACACCACTCAAGAAGGTGTGATTATTGGAACTAATGGACAAAGCGCTAGTGTTTATTGTGTAGCAACAATAAGCGGTATTTGGGCGGTACCAGCAAACACAGTTACTTTACTGGCAACATCAGTACCTTCTCCTGTGGTTGTCACGGTTAATAATCCACTAGCAGGAACTCCTGGGCTTGCTTCTGAGAGTATGGATGCATACCGTTCACAAGTATTACAGGCTGGTCTGTGTGGTGCGCAGGGTATGCCTAATTACTTGAGAACACTTCTCGGTAATGTATCTGGTGTACAAACACGGCTTGTTTCGATTCGCCAGCAGTCTTCTAGTTGGGAAATTATCTGCGGCGGCGGCGATCCGTATCAGGTTGCATACGCAATTTACAATTCTTTATTTGATATTTCTTCTTTGGTTGGTTCAACATTAAGCGTAACAGGAATTACTAATGCAAATCCTGGCGTTGTAACGACAAACTTAAACCACAATTTTTCAACAGGTCAGGTTATTAATATTGCTGGCGTTGTTGGAATGACTTCTATAAATAACACGCCGTTGACTGTTACAGTATTAACTCCAACTACATTTAGTATAGGAGTAAATACTACTAGCTATGGAACATATTCATCTGGTGGTGTCGTTACACCAAACCTACGTAATTCAGTTGTAAGTATCCAAGACTATCCAGATACGTATCTGATACCTTATGTTATTCCTCCACAACAGACAGTAACTGTAACTGTAACGTGGAATACATCAGCCACAAATTTTGTATCACAAGCAGCTATTGTCCAATATGGAAATCCTGCAATTGTAAATTACATTAATTCTATTTATGCTGGTCAGCCAATTAACTTATTACAGATGCAAGAGGTATTTCAGCAAGCAATTGCTACAATATTACCTACAAATCTTTTAACAAGATTAGTTTTTGCAATTACTATTAATGGTATTTCAGTTTCACCAGCAGTTGGAACGGGTCTTGTTTCTGGTGATCCAGAATCATATTTTTATACTCAGACTTCTAATGTTGTAATTAATCAGGGGTAATCATGCAAACTAAAGTTATCCCGTCATATTTGTATACTCAATACAATGACGATGATTCATTGCAAGCATTTGTGTCTAGTTTTAATGGAATGTCTCAAGAATACGTAGATTGGTTTAATAGTATTAATTTGCCAGTGTACACAAGCGGAACAATTGTAGGTCCATTGTTAGATTGGGTAGCCTTGGGTTTGTATGGAATACAAAGACCTTCTTTGCCTTCTGGTGGCTCTAAAGCAATTGGTCCGTTAAATACGTGGGGTCTAAATTCTGTACCATTGAATTACTATAAAAATATAGGTCCAAAAACTTATTACGCAACAACTGATGATATATTTAAACGTATCATTACATGGAATTTCTACAAAGGTGACGGACAGGTATTTACCATAAATTGGCTAAAAAGAAGGATAATGAGATTTTTATCAGGAGTAAATGGTACAGATCCTAGTATAAATCAAACATACCAAATTAGTGTTACATTTGGTATTGGTAATCAGGTAAATATAAATATTCTTAATGGTGTGAGAACAATATTGGGTGGAGCAATTCTTAACAGATTTGCTTTAAATACAGTACCACTCGGATTTATTGCTTCAAAATTTACAAATTACGCACCGTTAACATTTGCTCCTATTTTGAAATCAGCTATTGCTACTGGTGCTTTACAATTACCATTTCAATTCACATATAATGTGAATATTGTGTAAAGTATTTATCATGCCTGACATAAGTAAAAAACAGGATCGTTTTATGCAAGCTGCTGCGCATAATAAAGAATTTGCAAATAAGGCGAATATTCATCAATCAGTAGCAAAAGAATTTGTTAAAAGCGATTCCAAGAATCGATATATGGATTCTTCAAATAAGAAGGGAAATTAATAATGGCAAATACTGTTTTATTTGCAAACAATGATGTAACCACTTTAGCTGGTGCAATTACATCAACTGCATTGACTGCTAATTTGTCACCTGGATCTGGTGTTTTATTCCCGCATCCTACGACTGGTCAATATTTCCCAATGACGTTTCAGGATGCTGCAACTGGTCTTTTGCGTGAAATTGTCTATGTTACCAATGTAACAGGTGACGTTATCACAATGATTCGTGCGCAAGAATCTACAACTGCTTTAGCCTGGAATTCAGGGGACACAGCAGGGAACCTTTTAACTGCTGGAACAATGAATTTATTGGTTCAGCAATCTCAGTCTCAAAATAATAGCTACAACTATGCGGCAGATACTGGAACAGCAAATAGCTATACAGTATCTTATACGCCATCTGTCGCAACTCCATCTGTTGGTACGGTATATTATTTCAGCACTACTAACGCAAATACTGGGGCGTCTACATTATCGTTAAACGGCGGTACTGCATATAGTATTGTCGCATACAATGGCACATCTCTCGTATCTGGTGCAATTTCATCTGGCAGCTTCTGCGCTGTTAGATTTAATGGAACTACATTTACATTGGTTTACGCAACAAATGGTTTGGTTCAAGAGAACGTTGCGACAGCACCCGCTGGAGATGTTAGCCAAGCAGCAGCAAGTACAGCATTTACTAACACTTTGCTTAATGGACAATCAAATATTTCCACAACCGGTGGTAACACAACCTTATCCGCATCACAGTATGGACAATACATTTTAAACGTAACTGGAACGCTAACATCAAACGCAACAATTTTTCTTCCAGCTTCTACTGCAACATGGCAGGTTTATAATGGTACTACCGGATCATTTTCACTTAATTTTTCTGTTGTAGGAACTCCTGGATCGTCACTCACAATCCTGCCAGGAATTACTGCTACTATCTGGTCAGATGGAACAAATATTAGAAATGGTAATACGCTAATATCTTCTGTTTCTCCGATACAATCTATTAGCGCCGTTCCTAGTTCAAATACGCTAGTTTGCGGATACGCAGCAGGAACTTTGCAGTTCAGATCTGCAACGCTAACGAACGGTGCCCCAACTACTTTAGCTATCGGTGCACTAATCTTAACTATTCCTACTGGCGCTACTTTAGGATCAGTAAACGCAGTTCAGTCACAGTTTGTATACGCTGTTGCATATAACTCAGGCACCCCGTTATTATGCGTGGCAAATATATCTGGCGGTCTGGATATGTCTGAAACTGGTTTGATATCTACTACGGCGATCAGCTCGGGTGCAACGTCTGCCGCAACTTGGTATTCCGCTAGTGCAATTACTAACAGTCCATATCGGATAGTTGGTACTAGTTTTCAAACTGAGGCAACGGCGGGAACGTATGCTACTGCACCGACTTTAGTACAAGGACAGGGCGGCCTAGCTCTAGCAGCGTTACAAAGTATTGGTTATGGTCAAATATGGACAGACTTAACCAGTAGTCGTGTAGCGGGGACAACATATTTTAATACAACATCTAGGCCAATATTTATATTGGTTAATATTACATTGACCGGTGGATCTTATTCAACAAGTTTAACCGTAAATGGAACAATTATAGGATCAGTAGCTATTGGTGTAAATCAATCATGCTTGTTACCAGCATTAATTTCACCCGGTGAATCATATTCTGTTTCTATAAGTTCTGGCTCAATTACTAGATGGTTTGAAAAAAGATAAGGATGTAACAATATGGCTAAGTGGAAAGACTCAAATAGCAAAGTTTATGACGATATGGATGGCGTCGCATTAGGACAACCATACTGGCCTACTAACTTAGTATTATTAACGGATGATGAGGCATATGAACTAGAGCATCCAGAAAAAACTAATGTTCAACTAGCTGAAGAAATTAGATCAAAAAGGAATAAATACCTTTCTGAGATTGATAAAGTTATTTTGCGCCATAGGCGTGAGGTTGATTTAGGTGTTGCTACTAAGTTAACTGATGATCAGTTTAAGCAAGTTCTTCAGATAGCTCAGGATCTAGCCAATGTACCAGAACAATCAACATTCCCAACGTCTGTTGTTTGGCCGACACAACCATCGTGGTTGTTTGACCCTGACGGAGATGAATAATGGCTAAATACATGGATGGAAAGAAAGATGGCAAAGAAATTAAACCTAAACAGCCTGTTAAGCGTGGTGATGGTATGCCTCTTGATACTCCAACTCCTAGCTACGATCCTGCTTAAGGGTAAGCCAACTCTTTGGCCGGTTACAGATACAATTAAAACCACTACATTCCTAGTTGGGATGTGGTGGTTTTTATCGTTTATAAATTACTCAAATATAAAGACAAAATGCTTTGTTGCTGCAATGTGTGGTTATTTAACTGCTGATTTAATTTGTTGTATAGCATGGTATGTATTTTCTATTCGTTTATTCTTGTTTTTTTATGTTATAAGATTCTCATTGTTTATTCTATTTGGTTTGTTTTATGCTTTCAGATCCTATGACAGTCATAGCGATAAAATAACAGATAACAATGTTTATTGCCTGAGAATAAAACCAAATAATTTGCAAGATTTTCTAATTTCATTATCGGGAATATTTGGTTCAAATGGCGGATATGCTATCTGTTGCAATCGGAAAGTTTATCATTTTAGGCATGGTAAATTATGCGTAGACAATTTAAATATTGTTGACGAATCAAAGTATCATATAACCAAAGGTGGCGTAGGCGACGACAAAGAATTACAATCATTGTTAAA